TGGTCTGACAACCCTGCCCTTTGCATTAGAGATTACTTGTCTAGCGGCTACGGTCTGAATGAGGCTGACGCGAACATTGATGATACCCTTGTTTCTTCTGCTGCCAATGTCTGTGATGAAACGGATACTGTAGCCGGGGACACTCGATACACCTGCAATGGAGCTTTCACGACTGCACAGACGCCCTATGATACTATCAACAACTTGATTACCTCTATGGGCGGCCTTGTTTGGTATGCTCAAGGTCAATGGCGCATGAAGCCTGCCTATTGGGTTGCACCCACTACAACCTTCACAGAGGATGATCTTCGTAGTAGTATTGCTGTCAAGACTAGACATTCTCGCAGGGACAACTTCAACACTGTCCGTGGCACCTTCCGTGGTGAGGAAACCAACTGGCAGACTACAGACTATCCTGAGGTCACCAATAGTGCTTTCCTTAGTGCTGATAATGGCCAAGAGTCTGTTGCTGACATTGACCTTCCGTTTACCGATAGTTCTATAGAAGCACGTAGGATTGCCCGTATTGCCTTGGAACGTAATAGGCAACAGCTTACGGTCTCGGCATCTTTCGGTCTCAGAGCTTTTCAGGTTCAGGTAGGTGATGTAGATGAGCCTTCGTGAGATTAGTGAGAGTGTGTTTGATGAGGTTGACGATGGGGTTGTCTATGAAAGGGATAATACTAACCTCCTTAGTCCCTTTGAGGTGCCCAATGTTGGTCTGAGTATCAGCAGTGAATTGGCTATCTTCAAAGAGAAACTGGTCAACAAGGTAACTATCACCCCCACCTCTGGTAATTCCGAATCCATCGACCAAGTTGAGGTAGAATATAAACCCTCCAACGAATCTGACTGGATTACTGTTGGCTTTGGTGAACTGGGCAAGTTTATTCTACAGGATATTGAAGACGGTGACTACGACTTCAGGGCAAGGGCTATTAATACATTCGGTGTGAAGGGTGACTACAATACTCGGCTAAGTGTTGCAATATCCGGGCAAGGTGATCCCCCACAGGATGTATCCGGTCTTAATGCTGAAGTGAATGGTGGGGCCATTTTCCTACAGTGGGAACCCGTTTCTGACCTAGACCTCAGCTATTACCGTATCAGGCACTCTCTTGAAGAGTCTGGGGCCACCTACGCCAATGCCACTACGGCTGTAGACAAGGTTCCGAGGCCAGCTAACAGTATCTCTGTCTCTGCTAGGCCAGGCACCTACCACATCAAGGCTATCGACAAGTCTGGCATCGGGTCAGAGAACTATACTTCTATTGTAGTCCCTGAGACCAACCTTGAGGATTTCACTACGACAGATATCCAGACTGAAGAAACAACCTTCAGTGGGACCAAAACGGATTGTAGTGTGGTCTCCAACGAACTGGTCATCACAGACACCTCTACAGCGCCCTCTGAGGCGACATACGACTTTAGTGACTACATTGACACTGGGTCAGTTCGTAAGGTCCACGCAAGGGTAGATGTGAACGTCAGAAGGGATGACTCCTCTGCTGGTCTTTTTGACGATCTACCGGGTAACTTTGATGACCTACCGGGCCTTTTTGATAGCTTTACTGGGGCAGCACAGTTCTCTGATACCAATGTAGTTACCTATATCAGTACAACAGATGATGACCCATCGGGGACGCCTACATGGTCTTCCTACCAAGAGTTCAGGGCTGGTGATTTCTCAGGCCGAGCCTTCAGGTTCCGTGCAGTCTTGAAGTCTACCTCTGATAATGTGGGTCCAGCTATTTCCGGCCTCACGGCCAAGGTCCAGTACAACTAAGGAAATCACATAATGGCACAACACGACTACGATATTGCAAACCAGACAGCGCCTAACTTCAGGACTGATCTGAACGATGCGCTTGAAGCTATCGCTACGAACAACGCAGGGACTTCTGCTCCTTCTGTCACCTATGCAAACCAGTGGTGGTATGACACGACAAACGATATTCTGAAGATCAGGTCCGAAGCCGATGATGCTTGGATTAACGTAGGGTATCTCGACCAAAGCACCAACGAGTTCAAACCTTACGTTGGTGGGACACAAGTTGATACCCAATCCACCGCTACTTGGGAAACTGGCACCAGCACGACCGAGGGGATTGTTAGCCCGGCGAAGGTTAAGGCTGCGATCACAGAGCTTGCAGAAAGCCCCGTCAAAGCGTGGGTCAATTTTGACGGCACCGGCACGGTTTCAATTCGTGAGAGTTTTAACGTGACGAGCATTACAGATAATGGAACGGGTGATTATACGGTGAATTTTGATACGGCGCTGGTTGATGCGAATTATGCGGTTGCGCTTGGAGGTGAACGAGAACTAGGGTCAAGTAGCTCGGCTTTTGGTTTTCAAAAAGCTAAAAACAGGGCTACAGGCTCCATCGAAGTTTTAACTGCCAACAGCGGTGGTTCCCCTACTGATTGGCTATTCGTTGACCTGACAGTAATGAGGTAAAATCCTAATGACCAATCGCATCATCTACAAAAACGACAACGACGGGGTTTCTGTAATTATCCCGTCACCGAATACCACGCGCACGGTTGAAGAGATCGCGGCCAAGGACGTGCCAACCGGCAAGCCTTACAAGATCGTGGACGTGTCCGAAATTCCGACCGATCGCACCGACCGCGACCTATGGACGGTGGACGATGCCGACCTGACCGATGGAGTAGGCGCAAGTTACGGAGTAACGGAATGATTATCAAGACGCCGACCGCAGAACAGCGGCGCGAACAACTCCGCACCAACACCCGCATCCCCCGAGCTAAGTTCGCCATCGCAGCGGCCAAGGCTGGGCTTATCACCGAGGCAGAGGCAGAGGAGTGGGCGGCAGGTGCAGCGGTCCCGCAGTGGGTGTCTGACGCATTGGAGGCGGCTGTCACGGCTGGGGCTATCCCCGAAGAGGAACGCCTTGAAGTCCGCATTGCTGTCAGGACGCAGGACACCATCGGGCGCATGGATCGACTGATCCCCATTCTGGCAGACAGCAAGGGCCTCACAGGCTGCCCAGAGTGGTTTCTGGTTATCTATGCAGCCTTATTCTCAATCCTGAATACGCTACATAACTGGTTTATTATGACCCTAGTGTTCAGAGAGTTTCCCAAAGAATTCTTCACTACAAAAAGGTTAAAGAGGCTAAAGGTATCGGACGATCCCAAGAAACGGGAATTGGCAGATATGCTGGGTGGGTTTCTGAACAGACAAGACAAAGGACATTATTGATGAGCAACTACAAACTATCTCAAAAGTCGAGCTATTCGCTCTCGCAAAGAAGTATGCAAAACCTCTCGGGTGTTCACCCTGACTTGGTTGGTGTAGTCAAGCGGGCTATTGAGATTACTGAACAAGACTTCAGCGTGATCGAGGGTGTTCGTAACATTGACCGACAGCGTAAGTTGGTAGCCCAAGGTAAATCCACTACGATGAACTCTCGTCACTTGACAGGACATGCTGTGGACCTTGCACCTTACCCCCTGTCTTGGGACTGGGAATACTTTTACCCCATCGCTGGTGCCATGAAGGCTGCTGCTGAGGAACAGGGTGTTGACCTTGAGTGGGGCGGTGACTGGTCGAGTTTTCCCGATGGGCCTCACTTCCAGGTTTCTTGGGAGGCTTACCCAAAATGAAGAGTGACAACCAATGGCACCTAAACAAGAGCGTCCCTGTCACCTTGATATTTGCCATCGCTATACAAACAATAGCCTTAATTTGGTTTGTTGCTACACTACGTAATGATGTAGACACCAACAAAGAACGTCTTATACGTAATGAGGCCCGTGTCGAAACCCTTGAAGAGATAGTCCAAGACCAAGCTGTGATGCTGGCCAGGATTGATGAAAACCTGAAGGCTATCCGAGAGGCTGTGGAACGCAATGCTAAAGAATAAGGGGTTTAAGAGGGCAGTGGCAGTAACCTTGCTAATTGCGTTTTATCTTGTTAGTAGCCACACTACTGATGGTGATCCCAGCTTGCGGAAGTAATCCTCTTAACCTTCTCACTGGTGGTGGGCCTAACGTCAATGCCCCTATCGCTGCTGGGCAGGAGGTAGAACAGACACAAGGTATATCTGTGAAGACAGAAGCCCCTAGTGTATCTCTCAGGCCCAAGTCTCGGGTAGACACGGTAGATCAGTCACAGAACAAGGTCCAGGCCGATGAGGTAAGGACTGTGGTAGTCAACGAGACGCCTGTGTGGCTGATTCTGGCGCTAGTATTGGGATGGCTATTTCCATCGCCGGGTGAGATAGGACGTTGGGTCCGTAGTCTATGGAAAAGAAAATAGCCCGCCTGAATTAACAGACGAGCCAAGGAATTTATTTAAGTAGTCTCCATTTACAGACTCAAGTGTAAAAACCCCAGAACCACTACCAAAAATATCAAAACCCCCCTCTGGAATTTCCTCATTCGGTGGGATTCGAACATGGTGTTGTAGGACTTTGCAGATGAGACCAACCTTGTCTGCGTCGTGGTACTTGCTATTGGTGTAAACAAAGTGGCCCGGTTTTATATAGTCCTTTATGATCTCTTGCATAAGCCTCATCTCTCCTTTTTTAGATTCATCGTCTACTATACTCAATTTGACTCCTCCTGCTGTGGTTACGCCACAAGTGTCCAAAACCGTGATAAAATTATTTACTATGTAGCTTCACCCAAACACATATTCATGAACTCTGCGTAGATTTCTGTCGGGTTATCGTCAGGGTTAAGGTGATAGACGAACACTACAAAGTTCTTGGCAAGATCGGAAGTAAGTCCTGCGGACATA